GCATATTCGGAGATATTGATACATATACTACCTATATATTTCCACATCTCTACAACAACATTTTCGCTGATACAGATATAACGGCCCAAAATTTTTGGATTCAAATAGCATTTAATACCAAGCCAAGACGCGTTATGTCAGCAAAAGTTATTCCTAACATTTAAAACTTATAATTATGATTAAACCGAAATTATATTCAAGACCTCCAAAAACAAACTACGAATACCAAGAAGGAGAAAGTATTGAAAATAAAGTTTGTAGAATCACCGAAAACAATGAACCTATCACAGATGGAGCACCGATTATCTATACCAATAGAGATGACGGAGTATTACCAGCATATAATATCCGTACAGATAGGTGGGAAATAGCACAAGCAGCTATGGACGCAGTAAATCAAGCCAACCTTGCGAAATCTAAAAATTACGGAAAAATAGAACAACAGGAACAAAATGCCCTCGAATCGAAGGAAATTGGAGATACTCCTTCGCAACAGGATTCGGTGGGATAAACCACACATCTAAAAGGCTGGGAGTTAGGAACTTAGTTCCTACTCCCTCCATTTTTCACAAAATGGTACGCATGTAGCATATATTATCTAGTAATATGTATAACCCTTGTAAAATTACAAGGGCGAAAAATTAAACAAATAGAACAATATGGGATTCGGAAAAATATTTACAGGAGGACTTGCAAAATCCGGAGCTAGCAGCTTAATAGGAACATTAACAGGAGGTATAAGCCAAGCATTAGGTTTAAGCTGGTCACCCCAAAGAGCTCTGCAAGAACAAGAAGCTTATAATAAAAGAATTATGGCACTACAAAATCAATATCAACAACAAGCAGCTGCACAATCTCAACAATATGCAAAAGAGTATTGGGATTATACCAATGCCGAGAATCAAGTCAATCATCTAAGAAATGCAGGATTAAACATCGGATTAATGTATGGACAAAGCGGTGCCGGTGGTATGGGAGCCAGTGGAGGAGCACGGCAAGAAAGCCCAGACCAAGCACAAGGAAATCCAATCGGGATGGCTTTACAAGTTCAACAAATCGAACAACAACGAAGAATGAACGACGCTCAAATTGCATTAGCAGAAGCAGAAGCAGGAAAAGCAAAAGCCGAAGAAGAAAAGATATCCGGTGTAGATACACAAGAAGCCTTAAAAAGAATCGAAGAAGCTGCTTCCAGGATAGAATTAAATTTAAAAGAAGGCCATTATAAAGAAGCTCTAACAGAATTAACAAAAGCAGAGAAAGAAGCTACAGAAGCTCTAAAAGCTCTCAGAGAAATGCAAGAAGGACTAACAAAAGCAAAAATAAGCGAAGCCTTCTCCATAGCAGGATTTTATAGTGAAAAAGCTCACACAGAATATTGGGCAAAAGAAAATGAAGAAATCCAAAATGAATACTTAAAAGACACTTACCAAGATAGAGTCGACGCAGCAAATTACAACAATGCAGTAGCAATTGCGCTAGCAGCAAAATATATCAGTGATAAAGAAGTAAATGAAAAGCAAATCAAACACCTTCAAGCAAGTATCAACGAATTAAATGCACTCGCGGATAAACATAATTGGGACAAAGAGACATATCGCAAACAAGTCGAGGGTATGATAGAACGGTGGGAGGAACAAACCTTTAATGAAAGAATTGGGATAGGATTAGAATTTGGAGAAAATATTGTAAACCTGCTGGTCAAAGCACGCGGAAAAAGAAGCTCTACAAAAACCAAATCAACCAGACAAGGGAAAACCGTAACAACAGAAACTTATACAGAATCATATTAAACCATGTGTCTATATCCTACATACGTAAAAAATCCTAAATATAAACCTAATAAAAAAAATAAAGGGAGGACTCCTATCTGTTACGATAGGAGACTCTTATATATACCTACAAAATGCGGGTGTTGTATAGAATGCAGAAAAGAAAAACAAAGGGAGTGGAGAGTCAGATTAGAAGAAGAACTACGTTCGAATTTTGGGTATTTCACTACATTAACAATAAGCCCGGAAGGTATAAAAGAAATCGAAGAAAAGAGCGGCTTAAAATGGGAAGAAAACCCGAACGAAATAGCAACAAAGGGATTAAGACTATTTCTAGAAAGAGTAAGAAAAGATATCGGAAAAAGTATAAAACACTGGTGCGTTACCGAACTGGGCGAAAAAAAAGACAGAATACATTTGCACGGTATCTTCTTCGGTCAAAAATCGGCCGAACTTATAAGAAAACATTGGAAATACGGGTTTGTGTTTATCGGAGGATACTGTAATAGCAGAAGTGTCAACTACATGACAAAATATATGCTGAAAGTTGACATCAAACACCCTTTATTCAAACAAATTGTACTAGCCAGTTCAGGAATTGGAGCAGGATACATGGACAGACTAGATTATCTATGGCAAAAACAAAACTATAAAAATATCAACGTAGCCACCTATACATTCAGAAACGGTACAAAAATGGCTATGCCTAAATATTATAAAAACAAAATATTCACAGACAAAGAACGTGAGAAAATGTGGATCAATAACCTTAACAGAGGACTAATATGGATTTATGGAGAAAAAGTAAAAGCCAACGATTGGAAAACCATCGATAACCTTAGAGAATATTGGCAAAGATATGGACGTGAAGTCATGGGAGACAATCCTATCGCCTGGAATGCTATGAAAGAACGAAGAAAAGAGGAGAAACAACGACGAGCTATCGCACTGGCTAAAAAACAAGCTGAAAAATTCAGCACGGAAAATCTAATAGAATTGCCGTTACAGGCCGATTTTCCTATGCAAGGAAAAGAAACAGAATGGGAAAACACTATCAATCAATATATTAAGAATAACATGTGGATATTCGAGAGAGTGGGGAGGTGCGCGACCGAGGAGCATTACGACGCCTTGGGTGCGATTGGGCGGGAGTGAAATAGTACCAGACAGTAATCAGACAGTATTTTGAATAGTACCAGACAGTAATCAGACAGTATTTTTTAATGTATAAGGCGGAAACTTCGTTTCCTTAGTCGCTTCGCTCCAAAAGTACGTTCGACGGCAGCGCTCGTCTCACTGTATTCCTTGCAGGAATCGGGCAAATGTTAAAGATGTTAATAACATAGGTTAAAAGGGGATATTCACTTGGTAAAAGGGGATATTTGCAATATCTTTACAGTGTAATTAAAAAAAACAAACAGATTATGAACACACTTATGTTACTAAAACACTTTGAAAAGAGAATAGTTGTAGCACAGTATTTTAAAAACGAAGACGAAGCTATTCATTGGTGGTCTCGACTTCCAATCTCAGACGAATGGGAAATTATTTATTTAAAAGAGAGAGAGCCAAGCGGACACAGATATGCCCTAACATATGCAAAATCTGACGAAAGAGGTATTCTATACTCTAAATACATTATTTGCTTTTCCAAAGAAGAAGCTCTATATTTGAAAAATAAAATCGAAAAAACAGATTCAAACCATATTATTCAAATTAAAAGACTTTATTAAAATGAAAGAAGAACTAAAACAATTTCTAAAAGAAAACTGGAAAACAACAGCAACCATTATAGGTGCAGCTATATTACTAGCGATATCCTATATAATTGAAAGTTGTGGTAGTACTTGGCGAGTATCAGGAAACACAGTAAATGTAAATAACAAATGTTTAAATGATTCAATTACACATCACAATGATACCATCGATTACAAAATACGGCAAATTCCGTAAAAAAGAGTGGATAAAAAGTGCCAAGATACCGTTCGAATCATTCAGCGAAGGGAGTTATGCTCTTATGTGGGAAGGTTTTGAATGGGATACAGGGAACTGTGTCAAAGGCTTTCGGGTGGTAATGAACTGTTGCCTGTTCAAAGAAGCGGAACGCCTCGAAAATGAATTACGTAAAAGCAGAATTATATTAACAAAAATTGAAGCAACTAAAAACATTTAATTATGAATTATCAAGAAGCAATCAAATGGGCTAACAGACAAGACGTTGTACAAGTTAGAGCCATCAAAGAGAATGAAGAAGACAAATTCACATTTACAGTAGGTGAATACATCGTATCACCTCTTGTATTTGACACGCAAGAGCAAGCAGAATCATTCTTAAAACTAAATTTCAAACTCACAAACTTAGATTTATCCATTATCGGGGCTATGTGTCAAAAACTTAATGAACTTAATAATCAACAGCTCAAAAACAAAACAAAATGAAAGTCAGTATTGGAAAGAACACCCTTGGAGGTGGCAAAAAAATGATGACACGGTTGAATAATTATAACCGTAGTACACACGACAATAGTTTCGTATGCCGTACATCTATGGCACCCGGAGTATTAGTACCAACCATGAAAGAATTAGTATTACCGGGCGATACATATTCTATTCAAACTAGATGTCACACATTAACTCACCCTACTATCGGACCTTTATTCGGAAGTTTTAAACAACAAAATGACTTCTTTTTCTGTCCTATTAGACTCTATAATGCAATGCTACATAACAACGCATTAAATATAGGACTAGATATGAAAAAAGTTAAATTTCCATATGTAAGATTAGATACATCAAGAGTTACAGACGAATATCTTGAAGGTAGTGGAGATACCCTAAGAAAAGATGTAAATCCTAGCAGTCTACCTTCATATATGGGATATAAAGCATTGCGCACACCAGAAGGAGAACAGGACGCTGGAGAAATGCAAGTATTACCTATAATAATGTATTTTGACCTCTTTAAAAACTACTATGCAAACAAACAAGAAGACTCATTTTATCAAATAGTAGGAAATAGCAATTTCGTATATACAACTAACACAAGCCAAGGAAATACAATATATTTCAACATACAAAATAAAGTTACAGCAAAATGGTCCGAAATAGCAAAAATATCAAGTAATCCAATAGATAGTAAAATAGACGTACCAGCAGGGAATAATTATTACTACGGATTTGTTATTAACAGCAACGTCGCAATTGATGAATCTGATATATATCTAAATTTTGACTATCTAATATTCGACTCGTACGGCATAGGCCAATATAACGGGTATTTATCTGATTTTTTAAATGCTGGTGTAATACTAAGAAGCACCCTAACAACTGGTGCAAATTCAAAATCATATGTGTTTACCAACACCTCAATGCTACCAGGCTCACATTCACTAAATAGTAGAAAGAAAATTCTTGCAAAATCCGATTCGCAAAACTACGATAAAATCCAATTAAGCGCTATCGATGAAATGCGGGAAAAAATATTAGCAGCCGGAAAAACAGCGTATGAGGCTAATGACCAATTTATTAATAACATATTCAAGACATTCATCGATCCGAACGCAGTAGACCCAGATAAAAATCAGGTGTTTGCTTGTTCAAACCCTATGGTTGGATTAGTTTTAAAAACCTATCAAAGCGATATAAATACCAATTGGATAAAAACCGAATGGTTAGAGGGAGATACAGGTATCAACGCTATAACAGCCATCGATACATCGGGAGGAAGCTTTACACTCGATACCTTAAATCTTGCGAAAAAAGTATATACTATGCTTAACAGAATTGCAGTAAGCGATGGAAGTTATAACGCATGGATTCAAACTGTATATACAAGCGGAGGACTTAACCACGTCGAAACACCTATTTATTTAGGAGGTAGTTCACTCGAAATTGAATTTCAAGAAGTTGTTAACAACAGTGGGACAGAAGAACAACCGTTAGGTACATTAGCAGGTAGAGGAGTCGCAACTAATCATAAAGGAGGAAATATTATATTTAAAGCAGATGAACCCGGATATATATTCTGTATTTCATCTATCACTCCAAGAGTAGACTATTTCCAGGGCAACGATTGGGATATATATCTCAAAACCATGGATGACCTTCACAAACCTCAACTTGATGGGATTGGATTTCAAGATAGACTATACAGACATATTAATGCCAGCGCTTCCATAGTAAATTTAGAAAAAACAATAGGGAAACAACCTGCATGGATTGAATATATGACAAATGTCAATAAAACATTTGGAAATTTTGCACTCATCGAAAATGAAGGTTGGATGTGTTTAAATCGTATCTTTGGAGATATAGACACGTATACTACTTACATATTTCCACACTTATACAATAACATTTTTGCAGATACCGACTTAACAGCGCAAAACTTCTGGGTACAAATAGCATTTAACTATAAACCCCGTCGTGTTATGTCAGCAAAAATTATTCCTAACATTTAAAACTTATAATTATGATTAAACCAACATTTTTTCCAAAACCAATAAAAACAAATTACGAATACCAAGAGGGCGAAAGCATCGAAAACAAAGTTCATAGAATCACCGAAAACAATGAACCTATCACTGACGGAGCACCGACTATCTATACCAATAGAGATGACGGAGTATTACCAGCATATAATATCCGTACAGAT